GAGATCACTGTGTGACTGGAGTTCAGACGTGTGATCTTCCGATCTGAAAAACGAAATTAGTGCTCTGTTATGCGTAATAAAGCGTATAGACGTTGTTGGGAAGTCCGAAAGGACTGAGCTTCAACGCTCACGGCTGTAAGGCTTGATAAGCTCAGCAGACTCGCGAAGCGGTGTGTTGCGCATGTGAATCGTCTCCTCACTTCATATGCACAACAACGTATTTACGTTTTAATATTATTTTATGAAGATGAAATCTAAAAAAATGGCTAAGCATAGCGATAAAAAAGAAGATATGAAGATGATTAAAAAAGTCATGAAAACCGTTAAGAAAGCAAAAAAGAAATAACCTTATATGGGCAAAGGTCTCTATTCTCAGCTCCGTGTGAAGAAGTCTAGCGCTCAGCCAGGAGATCTGATTGATGCTTATGAGGCTCGTCAAGAGCGCACTAAAAACACAAAAGCTGTCAAAAATTTTCCTGCAGCTCAAAAAAGAGTTGCTCGCGATGGCCTAATTTAAGAAATAAACGCTAATCTTAGCGTTTTTCTTTCATCGTAAGAACTGGGTATAATATACACTATACGCAGTTGATACTTGTTCATGCCTCTATTAGAGGCGCAAAGGCACGAGACGATGAATCTATCATCCTAACCCCTTATCTCGCGTCCTGTGCCTAGTTAGGGGCTAATAGCAGTACTTCTCACGCCTTATCACTCACACACTAAGAGTGCTAATCCGTAGGGTGGGGGTGGTGCACCCACCGGTACACCCGAAATTTATGGGGTGGGGGGTCTAAGAATTTCAGGGTCTAAATTTTTACCAAAACTTAATCATCGTCCTATGTCGATCAAACGCATCATCGTCGGCGATCTCGCCCAGTCCAAGACGCGCGGCAAAGCCGCCAGTCAAGAACAATGGGCAAAACTTTCGCCGGAAGGTCAGCTCCGTGTTAAGGGCAATGAGCCTCAGCGGAAACGCAAATAATATGTCTTCCGATAGTTTCTATTCGCGTGCTCGCATATTTGAAACTCCCGAAACGTTCGAGCAAGCAACGCTCAAGTACTTCGAAACCATCCCCGAAGAAAAATGGACAGTTAGCGGTTTAGCGCTCTTCCTCGGGATGACTCGTCAAGCGCTCTACCGGTATGGCGATCGAGATCGTCCTGAGTTCGATGGCTTTCATCCTATCGTCGAGTGGGCGCGCACAAAGATTGAAGACCGTGTCGAACGTCAGCTCCTTGCTGGTAAGGGAGGCGCAGCCGAGATATTCTGGCTCAAGAACGCTGGGTGGTCTGATCGCCAAGAGCTCGACGCTCGCGTTAGCGGGGATGTTCATATCAATGTCGTGTCTTATGCCCAACTTGCCAAACAAACGCAGCCAGAAGCCCTCACAGCTCCAAATACCGTACAATTACCAGCCTCGTCCGTATCAACTTCCCTTCTTGGCAGCGATGGAGAGTGGGAAGAAGCGAGCAGTCTGGATAGCGCATCGTCGTTCAGGCAAGGATAAGACGTGTCTTAACCTCACCGTCGCTCAAATGCTCCGTCGTGTCGGGACGTACTACTACCTCTTTCCCACCTACGCCCAGGGCAAGAAAATTCTCTGGGACGGTATGGATAAAGATGGTTTCAAGTTTTTGAATCACATTCCCGAAGAGCTACGCAAACGTACCGACAATCAGAACATGCTCATTGAATTAAAAAATGGTTCGATCTTTCAAATTATTGGGACAGATAACATTGATAGCTTAGTGGGTACTAACCCGGTAGGCTGTGTGTTTTCTGAGTACCCACTACAAGATCCTCGCGCCTGGGGCTTTCTCCGTCCTATCTTACGAGAAAATGGCGGTTGGGCAGTATTCAACTTCACTCCCCGTGGGCGCATGAATCACGGGTTTGACTTATACCAGACCGCCAAGAACGACCCAGAGAATTGGTACTGTGAGGTGCTTACGGTCGATGATACTCACGTTATCGATCCGGTAGGTCTTGCCCAAGAGAAGCGCGAAATGTTCCAGCAGTACGGTGATGACTCGCTTTTCTTGCAGGAATACTATTGCTCATTCGATGCTGCTGTACAAGGCGCTTACTACGCCAATGCGCTCCGACAAGCAGAGCAAGAGAAGCGTATCGGTGAGGTTCCTTACGAGCCCCGTTTGCCTGTAGATACCTGGTGGGACTTGGGAGTTGGGGATGCTACAGCTATTTGGTTCACTCAGACTCATGGTCAGAGTATCCGTGTTATCGATTACTACGAGGCGTCAGGTGAAGGGTTTCCTTTCTATGCCAAGGTCTTGCAAGAACGTGGGTACATTTACGGAACGCATAACGGCCCCCACGACCTAGCAGTCCGAGAAATGGGTAGCGGGGTCTCTCGTATTGAGACTGCGGCTAAACTCGGCATCAAATTCCGCATGGTAGCAAATATTCCCATTGATGACGGCATTAATGCCGCTCGTATGATCTTTCCTGTGTGCTGGTTCGACGAAGAGAAGTGCAAGCAAGGCTTGAATGCTCTTGGCAACTACCACAAGGAGTACGACGAGAAGCGTAAGGAGTACAAAAACTCCCCGTATCACGATTGGTCGTCCCATGCCGCTGACGCATTCCGCTACTTCGGGGTTGGTCACCGCCTCAGCGATCCAGAGAAGAAGAAACGCAAACAAGAATTTGTTAGCTACAGCACTAATTATTTACAGCATATTAAAATTTAAAACGCTCTATGAAACTCACCAAACAAACCATCAAACAATTTGAAGTAGAACAAAAATCTTTCGGGACAGAAGTCGCTTTATACAATATTATTTTTGCTTTAGCTAGCGATATTTTAGCAGATATTGGTGTTGAGCATATTAGCGCGGCTAAGAAACCTAAGAAGCGTTAGTATGGGCTCACTTTCTTACGGGATGCAACCTGGCGAAAAACTTACTCGTTCTGAGATTGCACAGCGCCTTGAGCATTTCCGCCACTCCCCTGAGGGGGCGAGCGGATACGCCAAGATTGCTGTGCCGCCTCACATGGCTAAGTACGCCGAAGAAATTCAGAAAGAATTCAACGTTAAGACCGTCGTTAAGCCCGAAGCGTACACGCGTAACGGCAGCATGACGATGACGATCAATGATGATCCTGATGCGATTTAAAAGTTCTTTACAACCTAGGGTCAAGTTATGTTAATTGTGTTATGTCCGATAAAAATTTAGGTGATCTTGTCCAAGATTACCCGCTAAAAAAAGATGGTAGTATTGATTTCGACAAAATGCCAAAAGATGAACATGGCATGGACGAGATCGATAGAATGGCTGAGGAAGCTTACGAAAAAGGAGAGCTTCAAAGCGTTGATACTCTCGGAAATACCGAAACCATCGAACCAATAGTTGATGAAATGTTTACGGGTGACGAAAAACCTTTAAATGCTTATCGAGTACTAAGTATTCTAAAGCACTTACAAGGTAAAGTTCTCACCGTAGTAGATGCTACGTTTAACGACGAAAAAAGAATCAAGTACGTTAAAGACCTCGTAAAGGATTGTTTCAGTCAGAGCAGTAATTGGCTCTACGAAATGTCAATTAGAGATTTTGAGGAAGTGGGAAAAAATCAGGTAGTTGAAAAGTAATTCAATCTTTGACCCTAGATTGCAAATAATTTTAAAAATATGTCTATCGTCGGAAAATACAACGAAACAACGCGATCAATTGAACCACTCTCAATCCGCATCAAAGAACAGATGGGCGAAAAAGCCGATCCTGTTTCGGGGTATCGTCCGAGCGATGAAGAGAAACAAGTGCGTGATATGGTGCTCAAGCACTTCACGCTCGGCTACCTGAACATGTATACGCCCCGACAGGAATTTAACGACTTAGCCGTTATCCAGCGTGCTATGGTCGATCAGATGGCTTTTAACACCTACCAAGCGAACAACGGTCAGCCGTACGAAGGCGATTCTCAGTCTTGGCACTCACGCGCGCTGCGCCCGATCGTCCGCAATCAGTGTATCAGTATCGCCGCTCACGCGACCGCGCGCCTTATCTTTCCTCACATCGTTGCGCACAATGAGTCGAGTGAAGTACAGAAAGAAGCAGCACAAGTGATGAGCGACTTGCTAGAATACATTGGTGAGCAAGCTGACTACACGATGGTCGCGCTCTACGCGGTACTCTCCGCGCTTGTGAACCCCGCGTCATTCGTCCACGTTGAATACAACGAAGTCGAGCGCACGGTGAAGCGCGAACAGAACGCCGATGGTAGTTATAGGGAGGAAACTATCATCGATGACGTGCTTTCGGGCTTTAAAGCTCAAGTTGTTAGCCCTGATGAGCTGTTTATTGAAAACTTTTTTGAACCAAATATCCAGAAACAAAACTGGCTTATTTGGCGTCAAGTTATCTCTTATGAGACCGCCAAAGCCATGTTTGGGGATGATCCAAATTTTCAGTATGTCTCCCCAGGCATGCAGATTCTTTACAACGACGCTAACGCCACTTTCTATCAGGTGTATGACTACAACATGCGTCCATACATGTGTGAGTTGGTTACGTACTGGAATCGTCGTTTAGACTTAAAAATACGCATGTTAAACGGTGTTATGATTGGTCGTTATGACAATCCTAACCCGCGCAATGACAAGCGTTATCCGTTCACCAAATTTGGTTTTGAGCCGATCAATAACCGCTGTTTTTACTACAAATCTACAGCGTTCAAGCTCATGCAGGACGCCAATATTATCAATACGTTGTACCCGATGATTATTGATCGTACGTATCTTAACCTCTTCCCCGCCTACGCTGTTATCGGTGATGAACTTGAAGATCAAAACGTTGTTGTTCCGGGCAAAGTCACCACGCTTTCTAATCCTAACTCTAAGCTGCAAGCTCTTGAATCTGGCATCGACATTAAGGTTGGTTTAGAAGCTCTTGGCAAAGTAGAAGAAAGTATCAATACTAGCGGCCAACAACCAGTTAGCCCACAAAATGCTGGCGCTGCTACTGCTTACGAGATCAGCAAACGCGAACAAGAGCGCAACACTGTACTTGGTCTGTTTGTCAACATGATCGGTAGCTTTGTTAAACAGCTCGGCACCCTCTGGGTCGGCGATGCTCTGCAGTATCTAACCATTGCTGACGCTCAAAAAATCACTGATAATCCAGAGCTTATTTTCAAAACTTTTGTAGTGCCTAAAAAAATAGATGGCAAAAACAAGGTACGTCATATCGTATTCGACAACTCCTTGCCTGACAAAATGGGCAAGCAGGAAGTTTTAAACACCAGCTACGACATTCTTGAACGTCAAGGCGGCTTGACATCGGACACAGAGCTTGCTCTGGTAAATCCAGAAGTATTCCGCAACTTGAAGTTCCAGACTCTCGTCAACCCAGACGTAATGAACCCGCTAAGTGACGATGTAGAACGCGCGTACAACCTTGAGGTCTACGACCGCGGCGTACAGAACCCAATCGCTAACCAAGAATCTATCTGGGAATTGATTTTGCAGACTACGCCAACGACGCGCCGAGATCCAAAAAAATACATCCAGCAGCAACAACAGCCAGGAATGCCCGCCGCGCAGCCTATGCCAAGCATGCTCAACATGGCTGGCCAACAACTACCGCAACCCGCTGAAATGCCGAAATTTAATGAAAGTATGTTTGGCACGAAATCTCCTGTCGTACCACAACCTCAGAATAAATATAACTTAGGCCAACAGGCCATGAATCGCTAAAACGCTATGCTTACCCCTCAACTCACAATTCCTCAGTGGCTCCAGATTCCAATGTCCCAGCGCATGAAGATCGTTAAAATCTTCAACCTTCCGCGCTCAGGCGGTACCGTCGTTCAAGACAATACCGTCTTAACTGATGGCTACACCCACGAAGATTTGGCGCTCATTACCGTACAAAGACTGCAAGAATATTTGAAAGAAAAAAAAGAAGATGATTTGTTTGGCCTACTTAACCTGCTTACTATCAAATTGCAGGAAGACGAAGCTAAAGAAATCGCCGAACGCGAAGCTAGTGACGCTAAACTGAAAGCCCACGAAGTAGAAGAGTATAAAGCACAGGTTGTTGAGACGGTAAAAAACCTCACTAACATGACCGATACAGTTATCAAGCGCCGCGAAGAAGGATTAAAAAAGTAGTATGAACGACCAATTCAAAATCGAGCTACAATCCCTTCTCGCGCGCTACCCAGACATACAAAGCGTAACTGTTAAGATGGTTCAGACGTTTGAAGTGAAAGCAAGCACTGGTGGTGCAGGTGGAAGCGCAGGCGGAACAGGTCACATCCAAAATCTTCCACCTATCTTACCAGTTGAAGCAGTCACAAACCCAACTATGGCCGCTCTACTTGCTGGAGAAAGAGAAATTCTTAAAAACAAATAGTATGAAGTGTACTTCCTGCCGCAAACAAGACGTTGAACTCACCACATGGTGGGAGCGTCTCAAATACAAACTGATGATGCGCTGGTTTGGTGAGGAGGTCGTAGACTTCGGACAAGACCGAAACGTTCAAGGGTTTGGGGACGGATACAAGATCGGTTGGCAACATGCTTTAAATCAAATAAGCAAACGCTATGAAGATGAAGTTAAAGAATTTTTGGAAGAAAAAAACAAAGCAGCTCAAAAACTACCTAGTGAGTCTGAGAGCTGGTAAGCAGATCAATGAAGCGTATGAGCGCGGGTTACTTGATGGGCATAAAAAGAATGCTCTGGAATACGTAGCCGCTCGCGAACAAGAGCTTAAACAACAATACATTAAAGAATACTGGCTAGTAAATCCGCATCAAGTCGTACAGTCACAAAACGGTAGGGCGCTTATCGGTGGCCGATTATTCACCGAACAAGAAGTAAAAAATTTAAAAACTGAAATAAAAGTTTTATCTCAGTTACAGCTTTGGCAAATTTTCCAAGAAACAATCAAACAAAAAGCGATCGAAAAAGCTGTGCTCTCTAGCACCGACTGGGAACAAGTACTAGCTGGAAAAATGATGATTCACAATCTCGGGATACAAAAATCGATTGTTGATTTAATAGAAAAATTATGAGTTACGAACACGCACTGCACATGAATCGCATCAATGTAGCTCTAGACGAGTGTTTTCGTGAGCCAATAGTGTCTACTAAAAATAATGATGGAGAAATAATTGGAGAGCTTGAGTATATTCCGATCGAAAACACCGAAAAAAAAGTGGGCTAACAATACTTAACAACTCACAAAAAACGCTAAGCACATTGGGAGCTTTATTCCAATGCTGGGTGACACCGGTTTGCTTAGCGTTTACCGGATTATCCATCATTGGAACGAACCTCTCAACCAGGTTCGTTTTTTAATCTTTGATGCTACCAAGCATTTAAATCTATGGCTGAAGACGTAAGGGCAGTTGAATCAATCCCTGGCGCTGCCGCAGGGAACAGTGCAGTTGAAAATAAACAGCCCGAGGCTGCCGGGGCTGACGAATTAGAGATGGTGAGTGTTTTGCTCGACAATCTAAAGAAAGTCGAGGCAGAGCGCGACAACTATCGCAAAGGCATGTTGAAAGCAAAGGGAAAAATCTCTGAGCCTGAAGATGTCGAAGAAGATCTTGACGCCAAACTTGACCGAAAGCTCGAAGAACGTTTTGCAGCCAATAAAGTGTTGCAAGCTCAGGCCGCGCTAGAGGAAAAGATTCGGCAGCAAGCAAAAGAACTTAAAGAAGCTAAATTAGCTCTCGCAAACCGCAGTCAGTTAAAAAGTTCAGCATCAATTTCAGGTGACGCCACGGTAGACGTACCAGACAACATTCTTTCGCCCGCGCAGCTCGATGAGTTGAAAGCCGCGAAGTGGAGTGACTCTAAAATTGCTCTACTGAAAAAAAACTTGATGGCCGCGCGAGTGCACTAATCATTTAAATTTTATATGGCTACTCCTCAGCCACAATTTCTCTCGTACGATCAAATTAACGAAGCTACTGGCTCTAAACCAGAGTTGGTACAGGCTGGATCAGCTGGCTCTATTGCCTCTGGTATCCCAGTAACTAAAGCCCTTGGTCAGCGTTACGTCGTTGCTATGGCTACTAACATGCCAACAGTAGGCACCGATTACGTTGCAGGCATCACTTCGAGCCTCTCAACAGAAACCGCTTCAGTTGACGGTTACGTCGACGTACAGCGCATTTTTGACAACGATTCCACATGGCTGGTTTCTCCAAAAGTTGCTGCTACTTGGGACACTCAAGCTGAATACGACGCTCTTGTTGGAAAACGCATCTTGCTCGATTTGACTGCTGGTGTTTACACCGCCCTCGCTTCAGACAGCGCAAACAACGGTTGTGTTGTTGAGCCTCTCGACATCGCAAAATATCCAGGCAAGGTACGCATTTCTTTCCGCAAAGGTTTGAACTACCTCGCTTAGTAAAATCATAAAACGCTAAGGTTAAAAACGCTTATTTCAATCACCCATACTTAACCTTATATGTTTTTAGAAAGTAATAATTTTGCGGTCGTACAAACCGAGCTTGATGACGTGTTTTACCAAGCTTTTTCGTACGATGCAGGCACTCCAGGCATCGCCACCGCTACTACTGGCGCGTTGTTTAAACAAATGAACATCGATCGTGCAGCGTACATTGGTGAGATCAACAAACCAGTTGGCTTTTGGCCAAAAATTGGTGAAATCCAACAGGTTCCACAAGGCACTCCGCAGGTTACCAACAAATATACGATCCTCGTTGGTGACTACGCAAACTCGATGCCAATCTCAAAAGATCTTTTCGACGACAACATGCACCAGGTTTGGTCGCAAAACGTTAAAGAGTTTGCTCGTAAAGCTCGCTTGACACAAGACAGCAACGCTTTTGGTTTGTACCGCAATGCGTTCACCACGACTTTGACCGCTGACGGCGTTTCGTTTATCAACTCCGCTCACCCTCTTATCGGCGGTGGTACGACATCTAACGTTGTTTCTGGTGCTTTGAGCAATCTTACGTTGAACAGCGCTATGGTTGCGCTTCGTACGCAGGTTGACCAGGCAGGTAATGTTATTGGTGGTATTCCAAAATACTTGCTTGTTCCTCCAGAATTGTTCATGAAAGCTATCCAAGAAACCGAGTCTGCTCTGGTTGCTGATGATGCAAATAATGCGCTCAACATCTGGCGTTCAGCTTATGGCATCTCTGTTTACTCATCTCCATACCTTGGTTTGGCCGCTGGAGGTTCCGCAACAGCTTGGTTTGTATTATCAGAGTTCCATTCTGTTTCTCGTTTGATCCGCCAGGGCATTGAAACCGCTCTTACTCCATGGCAAATGAGTACAAACCGTACTTACAACTACCAGGGTAACTTCCGTGAATCGTACTTTGTTCCAGACTACAGTGGGTGCGTTGCATCGCTCGGAACCTGATAGGTTAGCCAAAATTTGGGTGTTAGCTACCGTAAGTGGGGAGCAGGTAATGTCTGCTCCCCAGCCCAAAATCTTCAAGATTAACATTACTAATTTATGGAAAAGAAATGTCTGTTTTGTGGTAACACTTTCTACAAAAAACCAAAAGAAACTCATTCGTATTGGATAGGTAAAAAATTTTGTCAAAAGATTTGTCATGACAAGTTTCGCACAGGAAAAACTGTGACGAACAATCCCGGTTGTTTTAAGAAGGGGATTACCCCCTGGAGTAAAGGAAAAAAATTCCCAGAATTCTCCGGAGAAAAAAATCCGATGTGGAAACCTAAAACCCCCGCTCATTGTTCCCACTGTAAGAAAGAACTTCTCCTCTCTCCATATCAGATTCGCGCTCGTAACTTTTGCAACCGTTCATGCTGGGCACTTGGGACACGCGGCAAAGGTTCTCCAGTCTTCAAAGGTGATAAAGCCACAAAAGATCTCCGCAATCGCATTATGCATCTTCCTGAATATAAGTACTGGCGCATCGGCGTGTTCATCCGCGATAACCACAAATGCGTTTTGTGCGGTTCCTCCCAACAGCTTGAAGCAGATCATATAAAACCGTTTGCGCTTATCCGGGTTAGAAACAAAGTCACAAACACCGAAGAAGCCAGGGCGTGCCAAGAATTTTGGGATAAGTCCAATGGTAGAACGCTTTGTAAAAGATGCCACCGCAAAACAGACACATATATGAAAAAAATTATTTATAAATAAAACAATTATGCCATATACAAATTTCCCTAACGGGATCACCAGCATGGGCGTGCCGCTTCCGATCGCTCCTTTGCTCGGTCCGACGCAAGGCAAATACATTTTTGTCAAACCATATTCTGGTGTGAACGGAAATGACGGTCTTACGCCTGCAACCGCGGTTAAGACCCTCGCCTACGCGCTCTCGCTCGCTACAGCCAACCAGAATGATGTAGTTTTCTTGCTTGCTGAAAGCAACACAGCTGCTTCTACGACCGATTACCAGTCTTCTAACCTCGATTGGAACAAAGATGGCGTGCATCTTATTGGTGTAAACAACGGAACAATGATCGGGCAGCGTTCTCGTATTGCTCCGCTTTCTACCGCAACTGCTTTTGCCAATCTTTTCACTGTTTCGGCCAACAACTGTTTGATTGCAAACATTGAATTTTTCCAGGGTGCGATGGCAACCAACCCATCCGCTGCTTCTACTTGCGTAACAGTGAGTGGTCAGCGCAATCGGTTGGTCAACTGTCAGATCTCTGGCATTGGCGACACTACGCTTGACGACGCAGGTTCTAACTCATTGACGATCACTGGTTCTGAGAATCTTTTTCAGCACTGCTATATCGGCCTTGACACAGTTATCCGCGCAACGAGTGTTACCGAAGTTGTTTTGTCTGGTACACCAGCTCGAACGATCTTTGAAAGCTGTCATTTTGAGACCTATACCTCGGGTTCAACGTTCAAAATGGTTACCGTCCCAACTGGCGCAGATCGCTTTGTTAAATTCTTGGACTGCGATTTCCACGCCGTCCAGAATATTACCAGCGCAGTTGCTCCAACTGGTCTTATCGGAATCACCACCATGAACGGTGCAGTGGTTGTAAAAAATTGTTATCTCTACGGCTTCGCTCAGTACGTGACTGCCGATAATGCTTATGTCCAAATGCTTGGTTTTAACGGTCTTGCTACTGGTCATCTTATCGGAATTGCGCAGGGTGTGGATGCAGCTTAGTAGTCTTCCTCGACTCGTTAACACGGGTCGGGATAAGCCTATTACTCGTATGTCTTATAACATTACCGATGTAACCAATGATTTGGGTGCAATGATGCACGGCCAAAACACCAATCAAATTGTTAATTTGTATGGTCTTTATAATCGTGCCGCACGGCAAATTCTTTTAGATGTCGACCCGCAAGAAACTAAGCGTATAACACCGTTCGTAACACCTATCTACAACCAGGTATTTGATTACGCCGTCCCTGTTGACCTTAAAGGCAACAAAGTAATCGATATTGCCCCACAGGTTCGTCGTTATCCGTCTGATAACTGGCTGCAACAGTACAATCAATTTTTTGACCAGTTGAAAACCTCAACGTTACAGGACATGTTTACTGTTCAGTTTAATTCTGGGCTAAAAACCATGCGTATTAGCGCTCCTAACCAGTCGGCACCTATCCCAATCAACCTTGCCACCTCGCCAACTGACGCTAGTGGTACGTGGGTAGTAGGCGGTGGCGCTTCCAATGTCCAGGCTGACTATGTCAACTGGGTTGCTGGTGGTAGCTCATTAGTTTTTAACCTTGTTGCTGGCCAAACTACAGGCTATCTGGAAAATTCCACGATGCAGGCTCAAAATTTATCGGCTTATCTCAATCAAGCCACTCAGTTTTTGTACACCTACCTACCTTCTTCAACTGCTGTAACAGCTGTACAGCTTCGTTTTGGGTCTTCTTCGTCCGATTACTACAGCCTCAGCACTTCTGTGACGCAACAAAACACGGTTTTTCAGAACGGCTGGAATTTGTTGCAGTTCCCTTGGGCAAGTATGGCGGTTACTGGCTCGCCTGACCCGTCTTCAATCACCTATTGTCGGGTTACTTGGACGTATGACGGAACGTTGCAAACTGCTGTGCGCTTAAACGATATCGTTTCGACTCTCGGCACTATTTTAAACCTCGAATATTACTCAAAATACTTATTCCGCGACTCAGTAACAGGCGCTTTTCAAGAAAAAGTTACGGACAACACCAATCTTATTAACCTCGATGTAGAATCTTACCCACTTTTTTTGAATCAAGTGTGCTATCAGGCATCTCAGCAGCTTCAGGGACGTGACGCGCTTATGTTTGATGCTAATTATTTTGCCCAGCAATACAATGAGAACCTCGCAAGATACAAAAGCATGTACAAAAGTGAGGTTTCTAAACCGTCTTCACAGTATTATCAACCTTCGCGCACTCAGTATGGCACTGGAATGGCTCGCGCGCGTTATGGCTACTAGCTTATGGCAATTGCACGCCCAAAATCACAAAGAAGTATCCAGGCCAGTGATTTTAACATCATTAAACATTCAGGGCTTGGGTATCGCAACCGCGAAGACATAACAGACCTTCCACCAGGTGTGCTTGTTGTTGGTTCTAAAAACTGCTTAACCAATACCTCTAATCGCTGGGCAGCTCGTAAAGGCTACACACTTGATGGCCAAGCAAGTACCGCCATAGCGCCTATCCTTGCCGCGTATGATTGGGAGCGTCATGTTGGCGACTTTCGGCATCTCAGAGCTGGTTTTTTGACATCGGCAGGCAACGACGGGAAGCTGCAGTACAGATATGTAGCTGCAGCAGGCGACAAATGGATGGGCAACACATTTACTGCTGGGCAAGTGTATTGGATCGATCTAATGACTGGTCTTACTTCAGTCAATTTTAACTTTGATACGTTTTGGAATACTACCGAAAGTAAAGACGAGCTTCTTTTTGTTAACGGGTCTTCGAACATTTACCAGTGGTCTGGTGGTGTGACCACTATGGCATCGGCCACAGTAAACACTATCACCAAAACTGGTACAAAAAGCTGGACAGAAGAAGGATTTTTTCAAACTCTTGCGGGCAGGTCGATCACCATTAACGGAGTAACTGCTACTTATACAGGCGGCGAAGGGACAACAACTCTTACGGGTGTATCAGTTGATTTTTCAGCTGTAGCTGCAAACACAATCGTTCAACAAACCGTAACGACTAGTGCTAACTCGACAATCACTGGTTTACCAGCCGCGTTTTCAAACGCGCTTATTTCCAATTTAAAAAACCAAATTTATATTGGGTCGCTGACCGACCGACAAGTGTATGTTTCTAAAGTGAATGATTTTAAAAACTTTACCTTCACCGCGCCAGTTCGACTTGTTGGAGAGGGCGCAATTCTTACGCTTGACGGGACTCCAAACGCGTTTATCCCGCAAGAATCTGAGATGGTTATTTTTGCAGGCCAAGATCAGGCATACCAAACCCAGTTTACTTTAAGTGCTGATTTGACCGCTGAACAGCTAACTGTCCAAAGGCTTAAAACAACAGGGTTACAAGCCGCTCAAAGCCAGGCTTGGGTAACAAAAATTAAAAATGATGTGGCGTATCTTTCGTTTGAGCCGATTATGAATCGCCTTGGCCGCGTGGATAATGTAGTACTTACACAGCAGGTGACTGACATTTCTTACCCGATTGTAAACGACATGAATAGTTATGATTTTGATGATGGTGCGGCTGGGTACAACAAAATGTACCTGTTCATGGCTGTGCCAAAAGAAGGAGTCGTGCGCATCTACAACATGACAGATTCATCGGCACAAATGCAGCACTATTGGGAAGCACCACAGACAATCCCTATTAGCCGTTTTTCGTTCATCAATGGTGAAGTATACGGCCACTCTTACCTGACCTCAGAAACCTACAAACTATTTGATGGCTACAACGATAATGGCGCGGCAATTCCTGTAGCAATGAAATTTTCTTTTGACAACCACGGCAACCCAACAGAAACAAAATCTTTTGATGAGTATTTTACTGAAGGCTACATCAGCTCGAACACAACAATCACACAAACCGTTCAGTACGACATAGATGGTTGTGCAACCACAACTTCAAAAGACATTGTTGGTACAGCTAACTACGTATGCAGACTCACATCAAATAATTCTTTAGGAAAAGTTTCTCTTGGTAAAAACCCGTTAGGAGGTACGTTGCAAGTGCAGAGCGCCAATATGTTACCGCCAAAATTCCGTGTTATTCGACGCTATTCACGACTTCCTTACTACGAACAACAAACAACCTATTCAAGTATTGGGGTCGACTACCAGTGGGAAATTTTACGGTTCGGATCTAACGCAACTAAGACCACAGAAGGTAATAATTATATAACTGAATAATTTTATGGCCGACCAATTTAAATTTGTACAAAACCAACCAAGCAGCCTTGCGGGCGCTGGCGTTGTAGTAGGTGACAGCACAATGATTTTGACTTCATTTACTCAAATCGATGGGACTCTTTTGACCATGACTGATTTTGGCGCAATCGGTTTTGGGACAGTAGAACCAGGCAACGGAACGAATGAAGAATCAATTTGTTTCACAGGAATTACTCAAAATTCAAACGGTACAGCGACTCTCACGGGCGTGAGCAGTGTCGCGTTTGTTTCTCCCTACACACAGACCGCTAATTTTCAAAAAAATCATGTTGGAGGAACAACGTTTGTAATCACCAACACTGCTGGTTTTTACGATAAAATGGTAAGTAAAAATGATGATGAAACTATAACTGGTGTTTATACTTTTACTGATCCAAACGTCCCGCGCATGGATGTAGAGCCAGCTTATGGCGCGGGCACGGAACTATATTTTGCAACAAAAGAATACGTAGATAACACCGCTTTTTCAGGTGCACCAAACGCCACGACTACACAAAAAGGCATCTCCCAGCTTGCATCAGACGCCCAGCTCCAGGCTGGAACAGAAACAGGCAGTACGGGAGCATCTGTCGTAGCGCATGGCAACAATTTTACTCAAACTCCGACAGCTAACAAAGTCCCTGTAGCAAATTCCTCTGGCAAGCTTCTTGCTGGTTGGGGTGGCGCGGCAAGCACGCTTGCGACACTCAACGCAAGTTCTAAAGTTGTTGAAGATCCAGCAAATGCCACTGCCACACCTACGGCGAATAAAATACCTATCGCTAATAGCGGTGGGCAGCTTGCTAATGCTTGGCTTGACATGTTGCTATACGGTACAGGTTCAGATGGTGCAGTAACACTTGGTGCTGGGACTACAACTTTGACCCAAGACAAGTACTACACCACACTAGTAGTTCCAAATGGTGCGACACTTAAAACCAATGGGTACCGAGTTTTTGCGACAACAAGCGTTACTATCAACGTTGGTGGTATTGTTGATTATTCTGGTAATAATGGAAATGCTGGAGGCAATGCTACTAGTTCGGCAGTGGGTACAGGCGGTGCAGGTGGCGCAGCTCTTAATAGTGGTACAGTATTTGGGTCATATGCCGGTGGTGCCGGTGGTGCCGGGACAAATTCTGGTAATGGTGTAGCTGGTGTGGCAGGTACATCGAGTTCAGACGTGTATGGTGTGGCTGGAACAGCTGGTGCGGCAGGTGGTTTGGCTGGTATAAATACCGGTGGTGCCGGTGGTGCGGCAGGCACTAAGGTAGACGCTGGCTCTCGTCTTCAAGATCTCGTTTCTCTGTTCCAAGTGTCTAACGCTCGTGGTGGAACGGTTAATCAGATCACTCCTAGCACTGGTTGTGGTGGTGGAGGAGGAGGGGCAAATAATGCGGTTAATACATATGGCGGTGGTGGTGCGGGTGCCCCTTCTGGTGGTGGTGTGATATTTTTCTCAACTAGAGTTTTTACGAATAACGGTACTATATCTGCTAACGGTGGTAATGGAGCAAACGGTGGTAGTGGCTACGCAGCAGCTAACGCAGCTGGTGGTGGTGGTGCAAGTTCTGGCGCGCCAGGCGGATTGATCATCATTATTGCCAACAGCATACCGGCGTATGGTACACTTAATGTTAATGGTGGTACTGGTGGCACCGGAGGCGCCGGTGGCGCAGCTGGTGGCGCAGCGGGTTCTAACGGAACTTCTGGAACAACTGGGACAGTCTTCACATTTATATTCTAAATTATATGGCAACATCTGCATTGTTAGCTGGCGCGAATGCTGGCGCCCAAACAGCAACACCTACTATGAAGATGTTGCCGTCTGCGATGAACGTAAACACTACAACCACGACAAGCGGTACTACTACTCCACAAAATTTACCAGCTACCGCAGCAACTACGGGCGCTCTTGCTGGCGCGCAAGCTGCTAAGCCAGTCCCAGTTGTCACCGCGCAGCCTGCTATCGCTCAAGTCAATCAAGCCAAAACAACACTTGCTAACGCTCAAGCAAATTTGGCTAACCAAAGCGCAATTAAGGCGGCAGCCATTCCAGCAGGAGAATTAAAATTCCAAGAATCGCTTAAAAAAGGTGCGGCTATACCCCAACAAACTGCACCATCAGCCGTTACCCCGATCACTCCACAGCCAATGACTGGTATCAGCGCGGCTGATTTGCAGGCGGGTAAAATTGACGCTAACGGTAATCCAACTCAACAAAATTCTCAAACCGATGAAGTTGGAAAACCGCGTTATCTTAATGAATATGAATCGCAAATGCAGCAAAACCAGGATCAGTCGGATCAAGCATACCAAACATTCCAAAACAGCATGACCCAGTTGCAAAACGGAACTTTTCCGCTCAACCCGATGCAGCAAGCTCAGGTTGATGGGCTAAAAGGACAGTTCCAGCAGTTGATTGAACAACAAAAAATTGCCAACAAAAATTATGAGGGCGGTATTGCTATTACGAACGCAACAAGTGGTCGTGCGCGCTACGCTCCTGAGATTGCTCTTGGTATCACGATGAACGCAGTTAATGCTGGTATTCAAAAAATTGGAAATATCGAAACAGAAATGAACGCGGCGGTAGCAAACATGGAGGCTGGTTTTCAAACTAACAACATGAAGCTTGTCCAGTCGGCTTATGAGGCGTACCAACAACATGCTCAGGCTAAGAGCGATCAAATTACTAAAGTGTATACTGCGGTTGCGAATGCGGCTAAAGATGCGAGAGATTATAACTACCAAGTTGAAAAAGATAACCAGGAGTTGGCAAAATGGAATATTAGCAAGGAGATGGAAATTGATAAATTTGACTACCAAAAAGGTCAAGACACCATCAAAAACGCCCTTGCCGAAAAAAAGATCACTACAGATCAAGCAAACCAACTCATGGATTACCAGCTGAAAATGAAACAGTTAGATGCCGACAAATACATTGTCACAAAAGATGCTTTAGATCAGCCAGTTGCCTTCAATACTAAAACTGGAAAATTTGAAAACACTTTAGTTAATAAAGCAGCTAGTGAATCGGGGTTAAACAATCCTGCTGTTTCTGCGTTTAAAGACGCTTTGACAGGACTTGGTAGTAAAGAGCAAAACGCCCAATATTTAACACAAATTTCTTCTTTATTAAAAGAAGGTGATGTTCAACGGGCAAAAGAATTAGTCGCGCGCGCTGCGACCCAAACAGCTGGTCAGGCTCAAAAAGACCAGGTATTCGCTCGTAGTGCCGCTATTGATGCACTCAACAACATAAACACACTTTTGAATGTTTATGTTAAAGAAACAGGCGATACAGGTATTCTTGAAGGGAGTATTGAGCAGGCCGCCAACAAAATTGGTAGAACTACCGACCCAAAACTTGCTAATATCCAAACACAAATTGCTATTGCTCTCCAAAATTACCGTAAAGGAATGACGGGGGCTGCTTTTTCTGAATCAGAAGCTAGAGAATATGCTAAAATCTTCCCAGATATTACAAACATCGAAAAGCTTAATAGTGCAAAAATCAATTCTTTGGTAAGCGCTTTTAACGGTGCCCAAAAATCATTTTTGAGCACTTCTATTGGCGCTCAAAACTACGATGCTATTTTTGGAAAACCTACCTATCAAAACTTAACTTCATTTCAAGTTGGTGAGCCTGAAAAGTTTGAAAAATTCATGGCAGCTTATGGCGATGTGATCGCTCAAAACGACATGAGCGAAGGCGACGTTCTAAAACTGCTTAACAAAATAGATATGTCACAGGGTTTTAGCCAGGTTGGAGGCGACACAAACACAGCCTCACTCGGTAGCCTCTCACAGAAGTACGAAAGCTCTGGAAACCCTGGAGCAATAGGGTATGACTCTACGGGCGGCTGGAGCTATGGAACATACCAACTTGCTCACAACAACGCACAACGCTTTGTCGAACAATCACCTTATGCTCAAGAATTTGCGGGTATTCCGTTTAATTCGCCAGAGTTTCGGTCTAGGTGGAAGCAGATAGCCCAGCAAGACCCACAAGGTTTTGCGCAAGCTCAAGAGCAATATATTGCAAAGACCCACTTCGAGCCTTTAGCCGCCAAAGCCGCCCAAGCAGGATTAGACCTCTCACAACGTAGCCCAGTTTTAGCAGAAGTTATTTTCTCAACGGGCGTACAGCATGGGGGCAATACTGACGTGATCAATAAGGCTATTGCTAGGGTAGGCGCTGACGCCTCAGACGAGGAGCTTATCAAAGCGATTTATAACGAGCGCTGGAATGGAGGGTCACGTTTTGCTAGCTCAACACCTCAGGTTAAAAACTCAGTGCACAACAGATTTTTTGGCAAAAACGGGGAGCTTGCCACTGCCCTACAACAACTAAACACTAACGCCTAAAGTATGCTTACCGACCAACAATTAGATGAAATAATCGCAAGTAAAGGAATGAAACCATACAACCCTGCCAGTTCTGGCGGAGGAGGTTTGCGCGGCAAAGCGCTTGTAGATAGTTTGATGCAAAAAAGCGCTCCGAGCATGCAGCCTGTGGAAAAACCGGGCATGTTTGATTCAGCGGTCGAGGCAATTGATGATAGTTATTTGGGCAAAACTGCAGATGCGTTAAATTCCGCTTATGAGTGGTACAAGGGAACATTACCTGGTAAAGCTCTTCAAGGAGCTGGCCACGCTGTTGGACAGGTAGCTGGTAATGTATTTGGTGGTGTCGGCGGGGCAATTGGTCAGACTGGAAAGAATTTGATTGAAGGAAAACCTCTTACTCAAAATGTTTGGGAAGCTGCGAAGCAGGCTGGCAGGGAAACTGGAGATGCAGCAAGCCAGATGGCCGGGGAAGGTTTCGTGGCAGCTCCTTTGGCTGGGGCGGGAAAAGTAGTGGGTGGTTTGATGGCTGTTGGCCAGGGAAAGGCTGCGCTCGACACTTTGAAGAATGCTCAAACCGAAGAAGATTATATGAATGGCGCTTTGCAGCTTGCAACCGCTTTGCTCGGGGCACATGGCGCTCGCGGGAAGGGAATCGCAGGTGGAACCGGAGCCGAATTTAGTCCGGGTAAAATTGTTGGAAAAGTAACAAAAAAAGTCCCAGGTATAAAAGAACTTGGGACACTCCCAGAAAAAGCTGCTGATTTTATCTCTCCGATTCCTGAAAGTGTAAAAACTGAATTAACACGTGGCTCTGTTGAAGGAAACATGCCAAAACAAGAACAGATTGTTGCTCGCAATCAAGAGCACATGCGTGCCGCGCGCGAAGCTACCAAAGATAATA